TTGGAAAGGGATGTCTAACGCGAGTTGTCCCAAATCTGTGGTATACTGTTTGTTCTTGAACTGAAAGTCAACGGCACTATCTTCTGCCCATTGCTCTCTCAAATTTTCAAATTTATCACGAAGATTTTCAAAATTCATACACGCTTAGCAAACGATTCAGTGCGGATATCATATTTTTCATACTTAAACAAGACATCTGCTGTTAAGTATTCAATATCCCCTACTGTAGCATCAAATGGAACTCCAGACAAGCTCACTGGAAAAATGTTTGTAAACTCAACCATGTGATTAGTGTTACTATGGGATGATAGGATCTGCAAAATTGCATAAGAATATAAATCCTCTCCAGATGCTCTTTCTTCTGCTAATCCATACTCACGAATCCAATCATGGATTGCAAGATAATTCTCCATGTCCTCATCAATAATGAATCGGATATTTAAATCCCCAAACGTCACACCTCCACTGGGAGCAATCGGGATATTTCTAAATGGAGTTGGGACCTCTGCGAATGGCATAGAGATTTCAGGAATGGATGCACTCTGACAGAAAAAATCTACCCCCTTAAAAAGTTCAAGATTAAACTTGAACCCAATAGGAGATAGAAAATTTCTATTCTTTGGCTGCTCTTTATACCATTCAGCAGGCATGTCAACTTCCCAAGCTACAAGTTATTTATCCTCGTTATACCAGAAGTCTGCCCAGTCAACCTCATCTGCTTCGTAGATAGGACAGGGTTCTTCCATCAAAATATCGTTCTTCATTCTCTTAGCAGCTTCTGCTAATTTTCTTAATTCTTCTTCAGTCATGTGTGGTATTCCTGTAGAATTTCTAAAAGGGAATTGAGTGCAGCATGATAACCATCTCGCCATTCTTTGGATTTCTCTCCGTGGTGACCGTCGTATAATGCAGTCTTCATTCTATACACTCTTGACTCAATGTCAATCTTACTTACTCTGCCCCTTGCCATTTGCAGTACCTCCGTTGTATTTCACTTTAGCAATTGCTTGTCTGTAATACAAAGAACTTGTATCACCTGCTTTTTCTAATTGTCCCACAATGGAAGACCAAATGATGTATTGCATTTGACTACGCATTATTATTAAACCAAACTTATTACTAGTTATAAAAAAAGGGGACCCGAAGGTCCCCCTGTGTTGTTTTGTGAATAGAATCACATGAGGTTCTCAACCATAACACGACGATAGTATTGGTTGCGTGAAGCGGTGAGGTTCTCTGCATCAGGAGCACCACCTGCCTGAACAACGAATGGGTTTGCGACCATGCCGTAGCGGGTCTTAAATCCAATCTTGGGCTGGAAGGTGTCAGGACCGATTGAACGAACCATCTGGAGGGGAACATATGGGCAGTAGAATAGACCTGCGTCATATGCTGAGGTTCCCTTGTAACCAACTACGTAGTAGTGGGAGTCAGAGAGGTTAGCGGAATAAGGATCAACATAAACCTTGATTCTGCCGTTCATGGTGCCGACTAGGAGGTTACCAGTGTCATCAACTTCACCGATGGAAGGACCACCAGCACCAGTTAGACCTGAGGTGTAGTCAAGAGTACCCGACATAGCGAGAGCAGAAGCAACATCAGCAGAAGTGATGATGAAGTTGCCCTTTCCTCTACGAGTCTCTTGTGCGATTGCGTTAGCGTCACGCTCAACCTGGAACATTAGACCCTTGAACTTCTCAACGGACCATCTGCCGTTTGAGTCAACGTCAAGGTCAAAGCGACCAGGGTTAGCGGTGTTGTTCTGAGCACCAGGCTTAGCAACTGTGTAAACAGTACGAACAACTTCGCGGTTGATTTCAGCAAGGATCTCGCTTGAAAGGATGTTAGCGAGTTCTTGCTCAGCATCAAGACCATGGATTGCCTTGAGGTCTTGTGCTAGTTCTAGAGTGTATTCTGCCTTGAGAGCTCTGGACTTTGCAGTCACAGCAGTCTTCTCAATGCTGAATGACATCTCGCGGAAGAGCTTGTTGCTCTCACCGAGAGCTTCAGCATCTTCACGTGCCATTGGGGTTACGCCACGGTCATACGTACCAACGGGGGTATCGTTAAGAAGACCAGGGTTGCTACCTGCAACTGGGTTTGCAGTATCATATGCGTTTGCAGTTGCGTCATAACCTGCAGAGAAGTCGCTGTCGGGCTCGTTGTAGAGTGCCTCAACACCACCACGACCTTCGTAGTGTGACTTCATTGCGAAGATTAGTCCAGTAGGACCAGACATTGGTTGAACGCCGCAGATGTCGTAAGCAACGAGGTTAGGCATTGCACGACGGATGAGGCTGATCATTACAGGATCAAATCCAGCAAGACCACCAGTCTGGGTGGTTAGACCTGAACCTGAGAGTGCGTTACCACCGATAGCACCAGCAGAGTTACCTGCAGCACCACCAGCTTCTGCTAGCATACCGCGCTCTTCGCGCATGAATCTTTCTTGGTTTTCTAACAGAACAGCGGTAACACTCTTTCTATAGTTGTCGGTGATGGCGGATGAGCCTTCATGACCTAGAACAGGTGCCCACTTTTCTGTTAGAGCTTGTGCGTTAAACATTTTTAGCTCCGATTGGAAAATAAGGGGGTTAATTTATAATCACTTCCAGCGATTCATTGCCTGAAGATATGCTGCCATTGCTGGTGACATTTCTTCTGACTCAACTGGAGTTTCATCTGCAACCTCTGCTGCAGGTGCAGTTGCTTCCTTGAAGTATGACTCCTTAATGGTTGCAACTTTCTTGGAGAATGCTTCTTCGGAAACAAACTCTAGACCCTCAGCAAGTGCTGCGAGTTTTTCTTTCTGAGTATCTGCTAGTCCTTCCGAAACAGTGTTCAGAATGTTGAGTTTGGCAGACTCATTTAGACGATTTTGTAGTTTCACATTTGCTTTGACCTGTTCGTCAAGGCGCTCTTCCATCTCACGAATTGATTCAGCCATACCCTCTACCACGTCAACTTTGTCGTCGGGGATAGAGATGTAGTGCTCTTCAAAGAGATTCTTCAGACCTGCGATGAAGTCTTCAGTGATCTCATTTCTGATGCCACGGTCAACAGCTACTTGATTCTCTTCTAGCCATTGAGTGACTGCGTAGTTTACAGTTCCGTTAACTTCCTCAGAGAGTTCTGCCTTTGCAGACTCAAGTTGCTTCTCTAGTTCGTTAGCGAAATGCTCTACAAGCTTGTCATACTCTTCCGAGATCTTTGCTTTGACTGCCGCCTCAAAGATGGTCTTTGCTTTCTCTGCAAATTCTTCGGAGAGTTCGGTTCCCTCAAGAAGTGCCTTAACGTCGTCAGAAACGTCAATGCTCTCAAATGCGGGTTTGATAGGATAAGATACGTCGGGACCTTTACCAGTTCCGTATGCAACTTCAGCGCCTACAGATGGTTGTGGATCTTTGCCAGGTTTGCCAGCGGTTGAAGTAACGCTGCTGTCCTGTGATACAGGTGCTGCTGCTTTAGCGCCAGGATTCTCTTCGCCTTCTTCTTTGTTAGAATGAAGGGGTTCAGACTGGGAACCACCAAGATCAGTTTGTGACTGATTAGGTGCAACCGATGTAGGAACAGTAGGCATTGGATCTTTGCCGCCGCCGCGCTGTTGTGGATCACCCGAAACTGCTGCGGGATCTGAACCTGTACCAGGAATTACTGAAGCAGTTACACGAGGCATGGGATCCTGTGCTCCCGCTTCCATAACGATTTCCTGCTCGCCCAGAAACTCCTCAAACTTTTCGTTTAACATGTCTGACATTTTGAGTCCTTCCGTAAATCTTATGATTATCTATTGTTTATTTATTAAATTACAAACCTGCGAGGAAGTTTTGGAACACTTGAAGCGTTCTCTCCTCTAGGTTTTGGCGAGTAGACTCGCTCATGTAACGTTGATATTTAGCAACCTTGGACTCCTTAAGGATTCCGTTATCCCAAACCCACTCTTTACCTTCCATGATTCCGTTAACGAAAGCATCTGGTGCAGAGGGATCTGCTACAATATCTGCAGCAGTTGCTAGCATAAAATCATCCATGACATACGCGGTATCTTCGCGTCTGTCAATACTTCCCATTCCGCGTGAGGATACACCAAGTTGCACACCTTCGCCTAGGAGAGACTTTGCAATCTTACCCATGGGAGTATCTAGGATTTGGGCTTTGCCCATGAAGTTATTACCTTCTGCTCTAAGCTCGGTAATTCTGTGGGAAACTCTATCAAGGTTGACAGTAGGACCATCAGGATGACCCAACTCACCAAGAGCACGCTTAGTTTTAACATACTCCTCGTTATAACGATTGACTTCTCTCTCCAATACTTGGAAAGGATATACACGACCGTTTCTATTCTTCAGTTCAGACTGAAGAAAGACACCTTCAATGTATAGTTTCTTGTCAGCACCAGTTCCCTCGGTGATGACTTGAACATTCTCAATCGTTTCCGTTATCAGTTTCATTGGTTTCCGCTTCTACTGGTTCATCAAAGTAGGTATTGGCAACTGTCTGCTTGTAAGTAGACAGTGTTTCTGATGCTTTTGCATAGAGCAAATCTTGGATTGCATCAATTGCCTTTGCCCTTTCGTTGTCTGCGATAGCAGATACGATGTTCACGACTTCCGCTTCAGGATTAACCTGATCCATTGTATTATCCATGACGTTATTCTTTATTTAGTATTAGTAGAAGGTTTGGGTTGCGCTTTTGCCAATTGAAGTTGACGTTGATGTGCAATTTCAGAGTCTTCTTGTCCTCTTTGTTGTGCATCGTCTGCCTGTTGCGCTTGAATTTCTGGAGCAAACGCTTGATTCTGACGGTCCATCATGTCAAATGTATTGACATCTGCAGGATTCATTGCAAGACCAGAGTCAATCTCTCCGCGCATTTGTTTTTCAATCTCTTTATATTCTTTCTCGTTCTGCTGTAGAATTTGACGACGAATATATTCAATAGAGAAGTATTTTCCGACAAAAGGATCCATTTGAGTTGCAAGATTGATGCGCTGCATCATTAGTTCTTGCTCTTTCAACTCATTAAAATGGTTGTCAAACAGGAAGTCATACTGGATATGCTCCTTCATGTCATCCCAATCTTCAGGAGAAATTACTCCTTTGAGAATGAGTTGGGTCTTGAGAATATCGTGGAAGAGTTCACTAAATCTCTTACGAAGTCTTCCGATAAACTTGGTAAATTTGAGTTCGTCACGGAGGACTTCAGTTGTTTTACCGAGGTTAAATCCTTTGTTATCGTCGGTAAGACGAGAAGGGGGAAGGTTGAGAGAGTTATAAAGTTTCTTCTTGAAATACTCAACATCTTTGAGTTCGCCTAGGTTCTGACCGCCAGGTAAAGTTGTGATCTCAGTGCCACGTCCACCCTCTCTACGAGGTAACCAGAAATCTTCAAGCATACTCATGTGCTTTTTGTCGTCACGGATCTCGCCAGTGCTGGCATCGTAAACAAGTTTGTTACGATAACGTGCCATCACATCACGGAGATATTGTTCCGCTTTGACCTTTGGTAGATTGCCAACGTCAATGTAGAAAATTCTACGTTCAGGTGCGCGAGACAATCTGTAGATAACAAGAGCATCCTCAATCATTCTGAGTTGGTTGAGAGACTTGATTCCTTTGTGTAGGAAACTCAAATGCATTCTCTTGTTAAGATCTTGTAGTCCCGAGGAACAGAATGCGATAGAATCTGCGGCAATCTTAATTCCTTGGGAATTTGACATATCACCAACAGGACCGAGTGCTCCGCCTCTTAGATATCCTTTGGGATTGTACAGGAAATAATCAATATAATTGCCCCACTCGTATTCTAGGGCAGTTCCTTTCAGTGCTCTATTGACTCTAGGATCGTCAGAACCATTACTGAGTTTTTGCCTGACTTTACGAATCTTGAGCGGATCAATATAACGAAGTTCTAGAATACCTTTCTTTGGGTTGTCTAGATCAATAACTTTATGGTAGTATAGTTTACCGTCAATATACCAACTACGAATAATTTCGTGAGCGCGATTGTCAAAGTTCAACATCTGTTTGATTCTGTCAAACTCGTCACGAATTTTTTTCTTTACACCAGCTCCAACTTCTAAGTTGTTGAGGTCAACTTCAACGCAACTGTCATTAGCATCGCTAACAACAAATTCGTTGACAATCTCATCCACAGCAGAATCTACCTCAGGATGCAGAGACATGTCTCTGTACCTACGAATTAATTCAAACTCGTTTCTTGCAGTAGCGTCTGTGTCTACATACGTTCCAAAATAACCACCTGCTGCAATTGAAACTGGTTCATCAGCAGAAGGAGGGACAGGGGACTGACCCTTCTGACCCTCCTTACGGTTGATTTGGAAGCCAAATAATTGACTCATTACTATTCAAATCAGAATGCTATTACTATTTAGTTAATAGAAATATTGCTAGGTCCAGTCTTGGAGTCATCACCACTACCTGTGGATGCAACTGTCCAATATGAATATTGGAACTCAACACTGAACTCTTCAATCTGATCGTTGCTGTCATAAGCGAGATCAACTGCAGAAACACTGGTTGGGAACGCATACCATAGTTTGTATGATCTGAGTTCTGCACCACCCTCTGAACTATCCTTATCAAGTTGTCTTACGATAACTTGTCTGGTGTATCCAGTGGTGTCTGATGGATCAGCAAGTGCTGCGGTGTTTGGATCGTGTGAGTTCATTTGCTCCATCCACTTTTCAAACTGAGCACGAATCTTCATGTCTCTGTCTGTGATGAATGTAGCACTCCAGTTATCAAACGTTCTGTCTCCAGCAATTTTGACGGTTCTTCCTCTAAAAGGAACTTCAATAACTCCAATGTTGGAAGCAGGCAGTGCTGCTGACTTACACATGTATGATGCTAGAGTGCCATCTCCTGCATCAACTCCATCGGGGAATGTGAATTCCACCTTGAACATGTTGGGTCTAACACCCTGCTTAACCTGACTCAGGAATCCTGATAGTTTACTGTTAACGGTTGCCATGGGATTTAATTACTCCTTCTTTAGTATTTAACGGAAAAATCAGCGTCCAACGACTTCGCTGAATGAAACCCCAGTTCTAGTTGCAGTAAAGGTTACTGTTACGTAGTTGATGGAGCGGGTTGGTTTGATGAAAAGTTCCGCAACAAACTCATTGCGATCAACAACATCAGCAGTGTTGTTTGTGGCGTCACAGATAACTAGGAAATCTGTAATACCCTGCTGTGCTTGAATCTCATTGAGGTAAGCATTGATTGCAGAAAGGAATCCACCGCGAGTGGTTTCGTCGTTAATTTCAAATAGAACTCCCTTAGCGAGGTTCTCAACTCTCTTCTCAACGTTGAGGAACAAGCGACGAACATTGATTCTGTCAAACGCAGATGGTGCTGCGAGAGCAGTCTTGTCGCCAAACAGAACAGCACCAGTACCTGGGAAGGTAACGATTGGGTTGATTCTGTTTTGATAGAGTTCGTCTCTATCTGCCTTGTTAGGATTGAATGCAAGTTTAATAACGTTTCTGATGCCACCACGGTTTAGACCTGCGGGAGGAATCCAGTCAGCGACTGTCTCGGAAACGTTAACACATAGACCAGCAACGTCACCGTTGCAAGGTACATAACGGTACTTGTCATTGAAGCGGTCATACATGTACTTGTATCCGCTGTCTAGGACTGCGTATGAAGTAGATGTGATTGAGTTGAAGAAGTTGATTGTGTTTGTTCTCTGGTCCGCAGCAGCAAGAGCAGCACCACCAACACCGATCTGGTTATACTTGTGAGGAGATACGAAAGCGATGCAATCTTTTCTCGCTGCAGCAAGTGCAACAACCTTCTGTGCCTTGGTTAGAGTGTCTGACTCAGATCCCATTGATCCACCCATGAGGAGGAAGTCAACGGTTACTGCTTCGGTATCTGCAAAAAGGTCATACGCTGAGGTTACTTCACCAGCAGTGTATGAATAATCGTCAGTACCACCAGAAAGAGTTTCTGTGTTAAGTGCTGCTAGGAGCAACTTGTCTCCAGAAGAAAGAGCACTTGATGCCTGACCCCATGCAACGCCACCACCTGCGGAGGTTGGCTCTACTAGACCAGTCAAGTCTGCACCGTGGAAGATGTATTCAGACTCAGTGTTTACGATATCCTTGTAATAGATGTTAGCGCCTTCAGCACTCTTAGCATCGGATAGTTTGGAGAGGTATGTCTTTCTCTCTAGAACTGTATTAGCAGCACCAGAAATATCGCCAGTTGCGTCAATGACAGCAATGTGAACTTCGTCGTATGATAGACCTCTAGAAGAAGCAAATTCTGAAGTTCCAGGGCGAGGACCAACTGCAGATAGTTTTAGACCAGTTGAACCGATTTCGGTATTTGTGTACCAGTCTTTAACACTTGTGATTGCGATGTTGTCATCGCTTACAGTATTGATCGTGAGGGTTAGATCAGCAGTAGCACCTGTTCCTAGGTTTGCTGCTGGGCAAGTAACTGTGTCGCCTTGAGCATATCCAGTACCACCGCTAACGATAGCAACGCCTGTTACAGCACCACCAGCGTCAATGGTAACGTCAACTCTTAGACCAGATCCAGAACCACCAGTAGGATCTACAGTGTGAACACCATTCTGTGTACCAACACCAGCATAGGCACCAGCAGTAACTGCTGATACAACACCATCTCCTGGTTCGTCAAAGATCTCGGAAGTTGTGAGGAGAGTTGAAGGATTTTCTAGGATGACTGCAAGTTCATTCGTGGAAGCATTCCATGAATAAATTCTACCTGCCTTTCCGCTCACAGTAGTGAAAGCGGTGTTAGCAGCAGTAGTTGCTGGGGCAGATGCCAGAGTTAGAATCTGGTCAGCACCACGGTCAACTGCTACAACTAGCAGAGCGTTACCATGGGAACCAGCAGTTCTTGCTGCATATCTTTCCCCAGTTCCAACACCTGCGGTCCAGTCATCTTCGTTTCTAATTAGAACTGCGCTACCGTCTGCGGTTGCATTTAAGACGCCAGTCTCAGCACGAACAACTGCCAGACTACCGCCGTATCCAAGAAACTCAGAAGCGACTAACCAGTCTTCTGCATTCGCTTCCTTGGGCTCGCCAAAGGTGGAAACGAAATCTTTTAAATTATTGATTGATACGATTTCACCGATGGGTCCTTTTTGGAAAGACGACGCAAACGCTGCAGTGATGCTTGAGGCACCAGTAATATTAGCATTTGTAAGGTCGCGTTCCCTAAGGATAACACCAGGCGAGACTTGACTTGCCATCTTTAATCTCCTTTAGAAAAATCAGAATAGATCTGAAATTATTTATTCTTTGGGAGTCTTTCAGGGGGGAAACACTGCACGAACACACTACCAGTCAGGATACTCCCATCTTTTACTATCCAAGTTCCTTGATTTAAGCACTCTTTTCTTAGTACATTCCTTGCATTCGTATGAATATGCTGACGGAGTTGTTCGGTTTTTTCTAATCTTATAGAAATCATTCATCAATTCTTTAGTGATACCACATGATCTACATTTCCTTTCTGTAAAGATCAGATGGTCTAGTGAGAATTGATCTTCTATATTCATCAGTAATTCCACATGTATGATACTTCTTCTTGTGTCGTTCCATACTCCCAAACGGTGCCGTCTGCGTCAATGAAGGTATCGTCACCCATGCCATCATCAATAAACCCAAAAGGAGCCATGTCTTGCTCAATTTGATTTCGCTGTTCTTCATAAATTCTCCTTCGGATATCTTGATCCGTCATTTCTTTAAAGTATTCTTGCATGACTAACCATGCGAAGAGAACCATACACATTACAAGGTCATCATGGTATCCTTCATCTGCTTCCCATGCCTGTTTCTTCTGAACAAATGTGGTAAGCTCTTGGAAGATCTGGAAGTCATTAAAGAGTAGTTTGTCCTCTTCAATAATTGCTTTGAGGTTAGCGCAACCAATTTTCTTCACGGTCACGCTCATCTTGACACCTAGTTGTGTTTTGTTTCCTGAGAATCCTTGTCCGACGATCTGACCCGCTCTGCCACGCATAGCACACATAAGGACGTTAGGATACTCAAGATCGTAATTGAGAGTTGCAGCAATACTATCACCGATATCATTGACTTCTACCAAAACGTAAGGGTTATTATATTCTTTACAGACTTGAAAAATTACTGAGGGAAACAATACAGGTTTAATCTCATTATTTCTGTATTTTGCAACGATCTTATACGGCATCGTGGTGATATCAAACACGATGAAAGCACTATAGTCGCCACCAATTCCTCTGGCAACGTCCACAGTAATAATATATTCGTGATCCTTTTGGACTCTCTCATACACGTCAAGTCCTGCATTGCTAGCGATGGGGTCTGCGA